ATTTCGGGCACTCCCAGATACGAATGCTCAGATTTTTTATCCGTGGATTTCTGTAGCCGCAAGAGCTGCAGGTTTGACTGCTCGGATACATCGTTGGTACTCTGTGAAGTTCATTTCCATACCAGCTGGCTTTATGGTAATTATACAATTCCGATCACTTCTGCGTTTTCAACGATGATCTCGTCTTCATCGCTTCCGTATTCATACCGGTCTCCGGCTATAATCACTGTTTGATATCCATAATCATAACTTTCTGAGTCTTTCAACGCTTTTTCCAATATCTTCTCTGCCTCTGCTGCTTCTTCGTTGTCAAGATTTTCCAGATTCTCGATTCTCATTCCGCACGTTCCCGAAAGCTCTACTGGCTCGTCGTCTTCAAAAGTGCTTTCATCCTTTTCATAGTTCCAGTCGAAGCTGTTTCTGCAAATATCACCCACTTCGTAGTTTTCGTCTTTTCTGCACCGGCGAATTGCAGCTACTGAAAAGTAATTTTCGTTCATTTTCTTTAAAACTTCTTTTGCATCCATTTTGTTTCCCTTTCTTATCTTTCATTAATCGTTTTAACCTGTTCCTTTGTTAATTGTATTATACTCCAATGGAGTATAAAAAATCAATGTTTTTTTCGAGTTTTTTAAGCAAAAAAGGACGCAAAAATGCGTCCTTATAATTCTTTCTTATTTTTCTTTTTATCTTGTTTCACGACTTTTTCCAGCAGGCTCAACACGTATAATGGTGGCTTTCTTTCTCCGCTTTCCCAATGGCACAGGGTCCCTTTCGGGATCCCGTACCGCTTGCAAAACTCCCCTTGTGAAAGTCCGGAATGCTCTCTTATTTCTTTAATTGTCATCACAGTTTTCCTCGTTTTTCTTTGCCATCCATTCTTTATTTTGGGTTATCTTGTTAAAGCTTTTTACTATTTTTTTCTCGAATCTCTTCTTTTCTTTCTCTATCATTTCACGCTCGTTTTCAATTTTGCTTACAACTTCGTTTGTGACTCCTTTGTTTTCCCGAATCACTTGATATGCCCATTGTGCCCCCTCATAATCCATACACTGTAATGTATGAATTATTTTCTGTGAAATCACATAACCCGGGTTGATCCCCGGCATCGAATTTAAGTTTTCTTTTTGCTTTTGTGGTGCTCCGCCGACAAATAATTTTGCTGAGTCTCGCGAATTTCTTATTCCTTTCGGATAAGTTGGCGGGATGAAATCCGGTTTTCCTGTTATGCTGCACACGCCGTTTGGTGCCAGCGTTTTCAGATAATAGTCGCGCCACTGGAAATCTTGCCCGTCTCCCGCCTGCAATGCGTGCAAACAATACGCTTTATATTTTTCTTCCGACTCAGAAACTCTTGTCAAAGCTTCCCTACTTACCATTGTAAAGCAAACCATAACCTTTTCTTCTGGCAGATTCACTTTTTTTAAAAGATCTTTAATACAATCTCGAAGAAGTCCTTTTTCAAGGAAACGGTATACCGATTTTGCCAGCTCGTCGTCAACCTCTTCGATGTACTCTCCCAGCTGCTTCATGTAACTTTCGTGCTTTTCTTTGCACTTTGGGTCGTCGTACTCGCTACATAAATATTGCATGTTGTCATGTATTGGATGTGGCGAGCAACCGCTCGTTCTCGACTCCGATTCAATCGTGCACGGAATCGTAAAACGATCTTGCTCATTCAACATTGCACCGACGAAATTTCCGCTTTCATCCAGCAATACTTTTATATTCGGCTTAACTCGCGTGTGCGCGATTGGGATAATATCTTCTACTCCCATGTCTTCGTAAACTTGTAAAATTTCTTTCCAGTACATTTTCTCTCCTATTCTCTTTTTTGTTATCTTTTGTTAATTGTATTATACTCCAATGGAGTATATAAGTCAATATTTTTTGTTATTTCCCCAGCATAAAAAAAGGACGCATGTTTGCGTCCTTTTTTTATGCTGCCTTCCGTGCACCTATTCAATAATGTTTTTCAACTCACAGATTCGGTGTCTGACGCAAGATATTAACTATCTTGCAGATATATCTTAACACTATTGCTTTATTTTTTCAAGTTTTTTCTATTCCGGCACGAACTCCACGAGTTCCGGATCTCCTGTTACCCAGTAGCCCTCGTGTGTCTGGAAAAAAGTGTCTTTTCCGTCTGCTGCTTTCCGCAGCACTCGCTTAACTTCGAAGTTCGTCACGCCGCAGATCACATTGTCCGCTTAATTTCGACACCCGGACATCGTTGACCCGTTCTGCAGTACGGTTCTTTACGCAGAGATAGACAACTCCTTCTTCACTCGAGAATGGCTTCTTTCTGGCATTTTTGCTGAAATATTCGATTGCTGTATAGTCTCCGAACCGAATTCGCTGCAACGCGTCTATCATGGACTGATCCGACTGCCGCACCACTTCCTGCAGATCGCACAGCAGGAAATTGCGCTGTTTCCAGCCCTGGTCCTGGAACGCATAGCCCGATCCCACATCAAATCCATAAATATAAAGAAGATTAGAACAAAGCCCGTGTCAATGATTGACACGGGCTTTGCAAATAATTTTATTCAAGGATATGAATAGGATACCATAGATAGTTATGATTTTCAAGAAAAAAATTTTTATAAAATTTGAAATTATGACACTGTAATTCGGAGCTTTGAGAATGCTTGCCAGAGCCAGAACTTTCCAAATGAAAAGTCCTGGCAAACCACTGGCAGAATAAGGAAAGAATAGAATCCCCCCTAAATCCCCCAAGGGGGATTTTTTTCGTAGCATGAACACGGTGATTCTCTCCTTTCTGCTATGCTCTGGCTTTTGCACACTGATCGTTGTTTGCAGTTGTGCATCATAGCAAATCAGCACTCAGATGCAAGGGTCAAGATGAACGGGCTACGCGCCGCCCTTGCATCTGAGTGCTGCCTTGCTATTTAAGATGCACGCAAACCCCGATGAACAGTGTACAGAAGCCAGAGCATAGCAGAAAGGAGAGATGAATAAGCGTCTATGCTCCGAAAAATAAAAACGCACCCCCTACAGAAGCAGTACCAGAAGTCATCTGGGGATTGTAAAAAATATTTTATTTAAGGAGAAAAAACAATGAAATTTGAAAATGCAAGTATTAAAAATTTGGAAAGTGTTGAGGAATACGTAGAGAAATTAATGCTGTCAGGAAAAATCTTTCAAAGAGAATATGTAGAAGAACACATTTTTATTGGATTACAGCGAAGCGGACAGGAAGAGATTGAACGGCAGAACACAGAGTTTGATGGAATAGAAAAATATTTGTATATCAGAATAAACACAGAAGGTGGTGCATTTATTACAGCGAAAGTGAATCAAAGCTATTGGGAAAAGGCAGAAGTATCTGTACAGGAAGCATGGAGTCTGGCAAAAAAAAATACAAATAAGGAAAGCTTTGTGATGGGACTGGCTGAATATATAGCAAAAAAATATGGAAAAGATATGGCAACTATGCTTTTTCCGAATAAAACTCCATTCTATGTGGTAACAAATAAAAGCGAATATAAAGGAGCATCGGCGATTTTAAATAAAAAAATGTTATCAGAATTTGGGAGAAAATACAACATTAATAAAGTAGTTGTAATTCCATCATCAATTCATGAAATGCTCATTCTTTCGGCTGATATTTTAGAATTGGAAAGAATGGAAGAATTAACGAAAATGGTACAAGATGTAAATGCAAATGAAGTTTTGGTCAGAGAACAGCTTTCAGATCGTGCATATATTTTAGATATTTAAGAGTAATGTTTCTTCCATATCTATAAGCATGGTGGAAACACCGTAATCCATATGCCGGATCTTACCGGCATATGGAAATATAAATTGTACGTGTCGAAAGAAAGACATCAAACGATGAAGTAATACTGAATATGAACATAGGAGAAATAGGGCGCCTGCTGTAAGCTGGATCTATCCCGATTGGAGGGGAAAATGTCAAATTTAACACGTTTATTTACTATCGGGCAAATTGTTCGATGTAGGATGGATAAAAAGTTTTACAAAGGAATAGTTAAGGAGACATATCCAGATCATATTGTCGTGGATATTCCTGAAATTTCGGAACATTGCTGGTTCGAAAACGACTTCAATATGGATTGTGTGTATCCGGAATGTAATTTTCAAGAATAATAAAAATATAGAAAAGTAAATGCCGTCGGTAAGGCAAAAAATGCAAGAAAGATATACAAAAACAGCATTTCTCGTTCTATAATGTATATGGGAGTTGCATCTGAATGAATTGACGAAGGAGGTATAAGGATGTCACAGTATAATACCATCTCCGGAAACAAATCTTTGATAAAAGCAAAGAAAAATAAGGAATATTTCGAGCGTATTTTAAATTTTTATCGTTGTAAAAAAGGGAATGGATCTTTAATGGTTCATTCCTTTTTCATACATGGAATAGTTAAAAAAATATAAAAAATACTTATAATAAATTTATAAATATTTTATAACGGATTTAGTTGTAACTTGTGCTGGGAAGTGGTAAAATATGATAAGAAAATGAAAGGAGAGAGACATGGTATGAAATGTTTAAGATGTGGCAGAGATTACGCTGAACGGCCAGCAATATCTAGGCGTGATAGGTCCGAGATTGTCTGGAATGCGGAATTTTAGAAGCTCTTGATGCCGCTGGGTGGAGCCAAGAAGAAAAGGAAGAAGCTATAAGATTAGCTCGTGAAGGAGTCAAACAAATTAAAAATGCAAGCAGTAAACTGGTGCCAAATAAGGAGGTAAATAAAACATGATTGTTGCATATAAATTTGGAATACAAAAAGGTGGTGCGTTAAGTCCGGCAGAAGGAATTAAAGTTCATTTTCTTCATGCGGCGGCCAATGAGGGAAAGGTACTTTTAACGATGGGACGCTTTCCAAGCGCGGAATATCGTGATGACATTAATCAGGTGATATTGACAACGCGTAGTGGGAATTATGCTATCATTGGCGATGTTGAAGATTTAAGCAAAATGGATCTGTTTGCACCACCAGAAGGTTATACTGTTCCGTCAATCTGGAACGATGAGACTTCAGAAGAAGTCACCGGATGGTTTGCGTTGAAAAACTTGCGTGAAATTAAAATTAATCCAGGAGATTTTACATCAACATCAGGAAAAGATCTTTTGGATAGTCTTAATTCAAGAGCTTATATGGTTTATTGTGAAAAAGCCCCAAAATAGAAGGATAATCCATATGTCGGTAAGATCCGACATATGGAAATATGAATTATATTAAAATGAAAGCCCCCCTAAATCCCCCGATGGGGGACTTTTTTCGAATGTCGCTATGTAATGTTTCTCTCCTTCCTCTTTATTTTTCTTCTGATTTCTCGATCAGGGTTTTAACGTGCATTATACAGCATGGGCAAAAAGCTAATAGGGTCAAGATGAACGGCTACGCCGCCCTATCAGCTTTTTGCCCATGCTGTATTTTTTATGCCCGCAAACCCCGATAGATCAAGAAATCAGAAGAAAAATACATAGAAAGGAGAGAAAAAATGTACATTTCTACATTCGAAAAATTAAGAGCATCCCCTCCTGAAGCAAGTCTCAGAAGGTTTTTTGGAGCATCGGCTCCGGCAAATTTTAAATTGATAAGGAGAAAATATTATGTTAGATAGAAAAATAGTAATCAATGAGTTACGTAAAAGAGGATATATTGCAGAAGAAAAAAATGTAGTGAAAAATGGTGTCCTTTGTGATGGAATTTCAATTCATTTGCCGGAAACAAAAATGGAGAACGAAAAAGTTCAGAGCGTTTTTGGTGTAATTTATATGGATACTTTAGAAGAAATGAAAGAAATGGAAAACTTGAGTTTTGAACAAGTGGTGGAAAGAATCATCGAGGTCGTATGGAAAAATAGTCCTAAGTTAAATGATTTTCCAAAGAACGACAAAGAAGTTTTGAAGAAAATCACAATCGGTTTTCAGAGAACGGAATATAACAGTAATATGTTGAAACGGAAATCGGATTTTGATGGAATTGAAAACTGCGCGTCGCATTCTCGTTACTTCAGTGATGAGTTAGACGCGCAAAATTTTTACCAAAATGGGAACAAATGTTTGAGTTATTCCTATGCATATGG